TAGCTATAAAAGTATTAAAGAAACAGATTGAAAGTGCTAAACTTTGTGGTACTTTAGATGAAATACCAATTCTCCAGGCATATCTTCCTACAGAAATATCAGATGAACTTATAAAGGAAACTCTTGTGGACTTACTTGGAATATTAAATAAAACCCCAAATACAATAGTTATGGGAGATTTTATGAAATTCTGTAAAGAAGTTTTTGGGGATAAATTTGATGGAAAAAGAATAACAAAAATCCTAAAAGAAATTTAGGATACAACTGCTCTTATAGCTCAATGGGCGTAAGCATAAAAGAGCTCGCCCCTTTTAAGGGTGAGACCAAGGTTCGATTCCTTGTAAGAGCACTAGATACAACAAGTATCTTTTAAATGGCGGGTTCGTATAGTGGTCAGTACGTCAGATTTTCAGTCTGGATACACGAGTTCGAGCCTCGTACTCGCTACAACATTTCCTTGATGTTAGATGCAGCGTCTTAGGTGACGTGGTTATGTGTGCTGTCTTCAAAAGTAACACTTAGGTAAGAATAAACCTTAAGGATAGAGAGTCCTGTTTAAAACTATTGCCATACAGATAATAATTCGAATAAAACTGTATGGCAATTTTTATGGCTGCGTAGTCCAATTGGCAGAGACAACAGGTTTAAGCCCTGTCCAGTACCAGTTCGAATCTGGTGGTAGCCACTAAATTAATAGAATGAAAAAATATAATTATAAAAATCTAACTCCTGAATTAATAGATAAAATTTTTAAAGAATTTAAAGAGAAAAATAAAGATGAACCTAAATGGATAGTATGGGATGATTTAAATCCACCAATATTAGAAACTATGGTTGATGCAATATTAAGAATAGAACTTGAAGAATTAAGATATAATTATGCTCTTTGGGGACCTCCAATAACAACTAAAACTGTAAATGGTGAACCAATTATTATTTTAGATTATCCAGATAGATTATAAATATATGCTTTATTTTAGAAGAACAAGAAGACAAATGTACTATTTGTGGACAAAATTCTATATGGAATGAAAAGCCTTTAGTATTTATATTAGATCATATAGATGGTAATGCTGCAAACAATACGAGGGAAAATTATAGATGTGTATGTCCTAATTGTGACAGTCAACTAGATACATATAAGTCTAAGAATAAAAATAGTGCTAGAGAGACTCGTTATAAACCTGCTCCTAGTTAATAAAAGGGTCCTATGATGTAGTGGATAGCATAGATCTCTTCTAAAGATCTCGCCAGCGTTCGAATCGCTGTAGGACTACTCTGTCAATTGGGGGTTGGAATCCCTCTGGGTATACTAAATAAAAATCCCTAAATTCTGGTTCGAGTCCAGGTAGAAGTACTATTAACCAAAACAAATTAAGATGAAAACTTTAAAGAAAATTTTTATTTGCTTTCTTATTTTATTATTACCTTTTGTTTCTGTTAAAGATCCAATAACATTCTGTAATAATACTTTAATAGAGTTGATTAATAAACCAAAATCATTAATTGTTACAGCTTCAATGTATACTACTCATAATGATAGTATTGAGGAATATACAGCTTCTGGTATTAAACTTAATAAATTTAATCCTAAATTACATAAAATAGTTGCTATAAGTAGAGATTTAATAGAACAATTTCAGTTTGGTCAGAAAGTTCTTATTGAAGGTATTGGGAAGTATAGTGGTATTTATGTAGTTCAGGATTTAATGAATGATAAATGGTTTAACAAAATTGATATTCTTAGAAATCCAGAAGAGAATTTAAGAATGTTTTATAAAGTAAAAATTACTAAATTAAAGTAATTAAAGATGCCTCTGTAGACCAATTGGTAGAGTCGTTAGATTTAGGATCTAATCAGTATCGGTTCGAATCCGATTAGAGGTACAAATGGATAGGTAACGGCGCTAGACTGTAAATCTAGTCTGCATAACAAATTGTCGTACTGGACTTAGCAGTAGAGGGGTTCGAGTCCCTTTCTATCCACAGTGTTTATTATTTATTAACTAAAAAAGAGAAGATGAAACTGAATGTTTTATTAGCGCTCACAGACACCTTAAGGGTGAAGTTTAAAAACATGCTGGCAGATCATACAAAGTTCTACAGCAAAAGTCAAGGTTCATTCCTTGGAACTAAAGCTACTTATGTGGCTAAAGAAGATGCAGTTGATGAACCTAGCAGAAGAAAAACTGTAAAGGTTGTTACAACAGTTGATGAAAAGATTGATTATTTTATTAAAGAATCAGCTTCTTTCATTGATGCATTATTTTCTCAGGAAAAGACAAATGGTATGGGTTTAGCAATTGCTGAACTTGTAGTAGATGGAAATTCCTGGGGCTATTACACATCTCTTGAACTTTTAAGATTGAAGTCTCTTTTGGAGAATTCTGATCTTGGTAAGTTAGAAGAAATGTTGTCAGTTATTCCTGTACGTTCAGATGCTCAGAGATGGGATAAGACGAATGCAGAGGATTATGTTGGAAGAAATATTTGGGAAACTCCATTAGTTACTGGTATTGCCAGAACAACAGTGAAAGAAGAATATATTCTTGAAGATCCAAACTTAAAAGCCGGTGTTGCTTATACACCAAAAGTAGCAGTAAGAACTAAGTCGCAAGATATTGGTGATTATTCTACACAAGAGTTTTCTGGTGAATGGTCACATCGTGAACGTGCAGGTGCCTTAAAAAGACGTAATGATTTAATCGTTGCTGTTACAAAGGCTCTTAAAGAATCGAATGATTGTGAAGCAGTTAATTCTGATTTAACAGCAAACAAAATCTTTGGATTTATATTCAAAGATCAATAAAAATATTTTGGTCGAGATTTAGCTTTAACTTTAACTTTAATTCCCACAAGCGAATTAGATTTAGTGTTGTACCAAAAGCTTTAACTTGAACATTATAGGTAAACTTGTCGGGTATCTAAAATTTACAAAACAATAGTCGCGGGTTTAAATCCCGTCACCGCCTCAAGTCCTAGGAATCTAGGGTAGGGGTACTGTCAAATTCTCATAGACTGGACAAAAGGTCGAGGAGCGTAGAGAATTAATATGGCGGTGTAGCTCAGCGATAGAGCAATTGTATACAATAGATATAGCCTTAATATACCCGAAAACAAAATTACACAGAGACCCTCCCATTCTAAGGATATTGAAGTGGGAGGGTACATGTGGGGATGGCGCAGTGGTAGACGCGCATGAAGCTTGTGCATGATTTCAGAGGTTCGATTCCTTTTCCCCATACAAAATTATTTAAAATGAGTTTGTTTGAACGAGCAAAAGAAAAAGGATATAAAGGTGAAGACTATCTTCCTTCTATTTTAGAATGGATAAGAGTAGAAAAAAATCTTTATGCAGAGATATTTTATAGTTTCTTTCATAAGAAATGGTCAATTAATAGTTACTTTATTGATTTAAGTAAACTTAAAAAAGTAGAAAGAAATCAAAAAATGATATATTATTTTACCTATTTAGAAACATTGAGACAAACAATAGATGAAATGTTAAACTTAATTTAATTGGTATGAAAACTATAAGAGTTGTTTTTACTGATACGAAATTAAATCAAAATCAATTAACAGGTAAAAGACGTTATGCTTTTAATACTGAAAATGATTTTGAAGTAGGAGATATGATTGGGAGTCCTAATTATAATTCTTCTTTACAAGTGGTTGAAATACTTGATAAATTATATCTATGTTTCAATTATAAAGATGGTGCATTATATGAAAAAGATAATGCAAATAAAACTTTAGGCAAAGTTGTTGAGTTGCAGATAAATTCCTTAAATGGAATGGCACTTTAATAATGATTGAGATATATACAGATGGAGCCTTTTCCACATCTAGACAGATGATGGGATGGGCTTTTATTGTCGTTATAGATAATCAAAAACATTTTAGTAATTATGATGGTATACCTGAAGGAACTAATAATAGAGCAGAAATGTATGCATTTTTAGAATCTACTATCTGGATGAAAAAAAATAATATTAAAGAGGCTAAAATATATTTAGATTCTTTATATGTTATTAACTCAATGTTAGGAAAGTATTCTAGAAAAAAGAACTTAGATTTATGGAAAATATTAGATGATTCTGTAGAAAATCTTTCTATAGATTATTGTCATGTTAAAGGTCATAATGGTAATAAATGGAATGAATTATGTGATACTCTTGCTGTTGCTGGATCACATCTTATAATTAATTAAAATATATGAAAAAACTAACATCAAAAGAATGAGTTAATAATGCTAGATTATTACATAAAGATAAATATGATTACAGTAAAATAGAATATGTTAATAATAAAGTTAACGTATGTATAATATGTTCTGAACATGGTGAGTTTTGACAAAGACCAAGTTCTCATTTATCTGGATCTGGATGCTTAAAGTGTTATCATAAATCTAGAACTAAAAATATTGAACAATTTATTAACGATGCTATTAAAATTCATGGAAATTTATATGATTATTCAAAAGTAAATTATTTAAATAGTTCTGAAAAAATATGTATTGTTTGTAAAGAACATGGAGAGTTTTTACAAACTCCTAATAGTCATCTAATGAATCACGGTTGTCCTATATGTAATCATTCTAGTATGGAAAAGCTTATATTTAACTGACTTACTAAGAATAATATTTTATTTAAATCTCAATATATAATTTTTGTTGATGAAGTTGCAAGATATACTAATAAAATAATTATAGATTTCTTTTTAGTTTATAATAATAAACAATATTTTATAGAATATGATGGTCAACAACATTTTGAATACACTCCTATATTTCATAAAGGAGGAATTGTTGATTTTGAAAAAGAACAAAGAAGAGATAGAGTATTAAACGAATTTTGTGAATTGCATAAAGATAAAGTTACTTTAATTAGATTTAATTATAAACAATCTAATGAAGAGATAATAGAAAAATTAAAAGAAATAATAAATGAATAATGGAAGAAGTGTTTTATTTTGCTGAACATGATGGATATGTAGGAATAGGTAATAGTTTAGAAAATGCTCATAAAGAACTTGAAGTATTATATAGTAGTTCTTGTCCAATTGAAGATGTAGAGTTCTATAAAGGAGTTGCAATAAAAGTTGAATTAGTTTATAGAGAATTACCTGTTATTAAAGAAGTAGAAACTGTTAGATCAAATAAATCAACTAAGAGTATGTTATAATGCAGCAAAGAACAATAGTAGAAGAAAGAAGTAAGAATATTGTCATAATGGACGTATTCTCTAAATTAGCGCAAGAAAGAATAATTTTTATTGATGATATTATTGATGATGAATTAGCAAATGGCATTATTGCTCAAATGTTATATTTAGATTCTTTAAATAACAAGAAAATTAATATTTATATAAATAGTCCAGGTGGAAGTGTTCTTGCTGGTCTTGCTATATACGATATTTCTAAACTTATTAAATCACCAATACGAACTGTATGTGTTGGAGCAGCTTGTTCAATGGCGGCTATATTAATGCTTATAGGTTCTGAAAGATGTGGATTAAGACATTCTAGAATAATGATTCATCAGATAAAAGGAGGAGTATTTGGTAAACCAGGCGATATTAAAGTAGTAATGGAACAAATGGATCTTTTACAAGATGAATTATTTGATATTATTAAAGATAATACTTGTATAACTGATCCTTTAACAGCATCAGATAAATGGTATACTGCTAAAGAAGCATTAGATGCATGTATATTAACTTCAATTTTATAATATAATTGATGAAAATAGAAGGTGAAGATTATATGCTTGAATATGATGAAGACTGTAATAGGTTTGACTTATATATCAATTATATAAAGAATGCAAAAAATCCAGAAAAAAGATCAGAAGAATTGAAATTGTATGGTTATGGTATGCCTCTTGATCATTGTATTAAGAAGATTATTAATTATAGAATTTCAAAGAATAAAGAAACTTTAACTTTACAAGATTATCTTGTTCAGTTTAAGAAAGAATCAGATAAATTAGTAAATTTAACTAAGTTATTGTAATGTCAAATGAATTATATGTTAACAAAGGTCAAGGAATTTTATTGGATATTGAAGGAAGATTTATATATGAAGTATCAGTTCATGTTATATTTAATGGGGTATTTATTTTAGTTAATAGTACACTATATGCTAGTAAAACTGAGATATTAAATACTATTGAAACATATCCTATAAATAAACACATAGAACTATGCTGTTCTATATATGCTGCTCCTAAAAATTGGTTAATAGATAATAATTTTGTTCCTTATATAAAGAAAGTAAAAATTAAAAAAATTAAAACAAGCAAAAATGAGTGATAGAAAATCTTGTTTAATAAGTCCAACAGTTGGGGGCTTTTTAGTCTCACAAATAGCTCATGAATTAAAGAATTTCAATCTCTATAAGAGTTTTGCAAATTTCTTTAGTGTTGAAGGCATTGAAGACTTAGAAAAATATTATAATAAAAGAGCAGCAGAAGAAATGCTTCATCATGATTGGATTAATACCTATTTATCTAATGCAGATTATAAATATGAACATCCTGAAGTAGAAGTCAATATTGAAAAAATAAAGACTTATATAGATCCCTTTGAAGCAACAATAGTTAGAGAGATATTGACTACAGATCTTATCTATAATATTTATAATGTAGCACAAGAAGAAAAAGATTATATGACCTGTTCTTGGTTATATAAGAAATTAATTAAAGAACAAATTGAGGAAGAAAATACAAGTAGAATGGCTTATAGTATTATGAACCAAGACGGTAGTATTTTCACAAGAGCAAAAAGGATTTTAGAATTATTAAATTAATATTATGAAAAAGGTTTTTAAATTAGGTAGTTTTATTGATTTTGCTGGACAAGAACGACAGGTTACATTCGCAGCAGTTAGTCAAGAATTAAAAGAATGTGTTGGTGCTACTTTTAATGAAGAAATAATGCAAAATTTTAATTGGCTAGTAAAGGAAGTAAGACTTGGAGTAGCAGTTCAAAGTCCAAAAGATCTAGTGCCAAATGTTGAATTATCAAAAATTATTGCAGAAGGCAAAGCAATAAAAGAAAAAAGTTGTATTGGAAAATTATACTCTACTGAAAAGGGTTTTATTAATGGAACAGTTGTTCAAGCATTACTTGATCAAGAACTTGCTTTCTTCAAACAAAATCCTGGTAAGTATATAAAAGGATACAATAAAGATAAGGCTTTGTTTGAATCAGACGAAGATGCATATTATAACAAAATGCTCGGTTTATAAAAACTTACATTATGACTTATCTAGTATATGATAATAAATCTAATGATCTACTAGATGTAGTAGAATTAGAGACTGATAAGGAAAAGGAAATATATCGTAAAAAACATAAAGAAGTAATACTTGAAAGAGCTGCTATGATAATATGCGATGAAGAATTTTTTGATGATTAATGACTGAATACGTAGTTCCCGCAAGACTAATAGCTATGAAAGAAGATACATATACTTTATATGTATTTAAAAATACAGAGTCTAATAATTATATAATGTGTACCAGATTACCGAACTGGCAAACACCTAATATGTTTATAGGAGACTCTGGATTTTTACAATTTCAAATAATTAAAGCAGGAGATGAGTATTTTAACATTAATACAGAACAAAAAGAAAAATATCTTTATTCAAATGTATATTTCAAAAACTTTATTAATAAATCAGATATTGAAAATTCTGAAATAATTTTATAAAAGAAGATGGATACTTTATTAGGAGAAAAGCTTAAAGAAGCAATAAAAGGAAAAAATATAGATATAACTTCTTTCGTATGGAAGGGTAATAAAAAACTAGATGAAAACGGAAAATATAAGCAATCTGAAAAAAGATTGACTGATATGAATTTGCAGGAATTAATAGCTTGTTACGATCATTGTAAAACAATGTTATTTAATAAAGATGTAAAAAATCCTGGACGATACCTTGTATTAGAAATAATTGCAGACCAAAAAGACCGTTGTGGTGCTGAGTTATTTTTAAGATATGTAGAACAAGAAAATGGACTTACAAGATTTTCTTTAATGAATATGGTTGGAACTTTTCTATCTAATAATAAAGAAGCTTTTAAAGGTGTAAAGCCTATTCTTTCTCATCTATTCTCTAATATACCTAATGAATATGAACAAATATCATTAAGTTTAATTATGGATGGGTGTCTTGATAGACTTGGTGCTTTTAATAAGAAACATGTTACAAGAACATTTGTGCTAAAACAAGGAATTTGGCTTACCCCTACTGAATCAAAAGATCTAGTTGAACATGATGAAAATGGTAAACTAATTGATCGCTTAACTATTATCAGAGATAGATTAGCTATTAAAGAAATAGAGACACTTTATATTAATTCTAAAGGTCTAAATTTTACTCAAATGAGAGCAATGTTAAATCTTAAACCAAATAAAAAATATATAGATTTGACTACAATGCAGCTTGAAACTTTGAGATATAGAATTCTGTTTAATCTTGAAGAGTCTGTTAAAAAACATATTTCTGATTGGGAGCATAGAATGGAAGAAATTGAACAAGTCTCTGATTACAAAGGATTTAAATTAGTATAATGGAACAAACAATTGTAATTAGTACAGAAACTCCAAGTGTTATAGGTAATCATGAAGCTGCTATAAAAGTAGAATCATCACGAGGATTTGTAATAATGTTAAATGAATCTGATAAAATTTGTGGTATTGTCTATAATATTGATTATGAAGATTCTTATCCTTGGAATGGACAAACTATTAGTGATTATTATGGTGCAAATTCTCTACAAGAGATTATGGAATATTTTAAAGATTATACCTTTAAACTTATTTCATAATGCCACAGTATAGAATTTATGCAGGTTTAGGTGGAGGATTTGGTGGTGCCAATTATCAGGAAACTGATGATTTTAAAACTAAAGAAGAGGCTGAAGCTAGAGCTTATGAAATAGAATTTATGCAGGTTTAGGTGGAGGATTTGGTGGTGCCAATTATCAGGAAACTGATGATTTTAAAACTAAAGAAGAGGCTGAAGCTAGAGCTTATGAAATAGCATGTGAATGGTATGAAAATCAACAAGGTTCTGGTATAAATAGTTGGGAAGATTTTATGGAAGAAGCTGAGTTGGATATGGGATTTGATGAAGATGAAATCAGTGATGAAGAGTATAATCAAGCTGTTGAAGCATATGCTACTGATCTAGAAAATGATGATAGAGAATCTTGGATTGATTATTATGTAATTGAAGAGCAGAAGGGGCAGAAGAGAGGAGTAGAAGGGGCAGAAGAGAATATCAATATAGATCCTGAAGAGGATTCTTAACGTTAATATTGAAAAAAATTAAAGAATTAAAGAATTATGAAATATTTTATTTACGCTGGGTGCTTTGAAAACGATATGGAAAATAAAGGCATTTTTGATTTTAATTCTGACGAAGAAGCAGAAGAATTTGCTAAATCTTTAGCTAAAAAAATTTATGATCAAGATCCTCTTAGAACTGTTGAAGATATTATGTTTGAAGATGAAGTAGAATTACAAGAAGCTACTGAAATCTATGAACTTGAAAAATTAGATGAAATTAATTACTTTGTTGATTCTATTGAAAATGGAGATGAAGATGAAGATGAAGATGATGAATCTGAAATAGAAACAATTTGGTATGAAATTAAAAATAAAGTAGAAAAATAATGATATATTTAGTTAGTAATCAATCAAGTCTTTATAATTCCTTACTTTTTAAGAAAGTTTCTTTAGAAGAAGGAATTGAAAAAATCAGCGGATATTCTGAATTAGGAGTAGATACCGAGACCCAAGGATTAGATGTTTACACTAAAAAGTTATTATTATTACAAATAGGGAATTTTGAGTTTCAAGTATTATTTGATATAACAAGTTTTGAAAGCAAAATGCCAGATAAACTTGTTGATCATTTAAATAATTCTAAAACTCTATATATTTTACAAAATGCAAAATTTGATCTAAAATTTTTCTTTCATCAAGAAGTTCTATTAAAAAATATTTATGATACTATGCTAGCAGAAACAATCCTAACAAATGGATTAGAATATTCTGGTCGAGATTTAGCATCTATTGTTAAAAAATATTGCAATATAGAACTTGATAAAAGTGTAAGAGGAGAAATTATTACTAAAGGATTAAGTGATAGAGTTTTACTTTATGGTGCTAATGATATTAAATACTTAACAGAAATCAAGAAAAAACAATTAACTTTAGCAAAAGATATGGATTTATTAGTTGCTATTGATTTAGATAATTCTTTCGTTATTGTTTTAGCTTATATAGAATATTGTGGTATTAAGTTAGATTTTGATAAATGGCACACTCGTACTATTAATGCTACAAAAGAAGTTCATAAACTTAAAATTCAATTAGAAAAACAGCTTTGGGATGATAAAAAGTATGAATATTTTTCTGGTATGTCTGATCTATTTTCAGGTAAGCCAGATTGTATACTAAATTGGTCTTCCCCTAAACAAACTATTAAGTTATTTCATAGTTATGGAATTAATACTACTTTAACAAATAAAGGAGTTATAAAGGAAACAGTAGATGCTAAGGTACTAGAACCCCAAAAAAAGGAATTTACTATTTTGCCTCCTTATTTAAAGTATAAGGAAAAACAAACTGAAATATCTACTTTTGGAGATACTTGGAAAGCTAAAATAAATCCTATTACTAGAAGAATTCATACTACCTTTAAACAATTAATGGATACTGGTAGACTTTCTTGTGGAAATAAAAAAGATGGTACTCCAAATCTTCAAAATGTTCCTTCTGATGAAGAAACAAGAAGTTGTTTTATTCCCGAAGAAGGAAATATAATGATTGATGCAGATTATAGTTCCCAAGAACAAATAGTGTTAGCAAATTTTTCTAAAGAAGAAAAGTTAATTAATTTTTATGCTAAAGGGTTTAAAGATATGCATTCTTATGTAGCATTTCTTATGTATCCTTCTATTCGTAAGAATACTATTGAAGAAATAACTCCAGAATCCTTAAAGTATATTCCAGAAGAATTTAATGATAAAAGAAAATTAGCTAAAAATGCTGGGTTTGCGATAAATTATGGCGGTAATGGTAGTACTATTGCTAAAAATTGTAATATTTCTAAGAAAGATGGAGATTTTGTATATAAATCTTATTTTGAAGCATTTCCTAAATTGAAAGATTACTTTGATTTAGTATTTAGAAGAGCAACTCATTTTGGATTTATAAATTTTAATTTTGTAACTAGAAGAAAATATTTTTTTAATAGAGAAGAAAATAATTTCTTTAAGTTAAAAGATCAAGTAGAAGATCTTTATTTTTGGTCTTCTGTTAGTAATCCTAGAGAATTACAGGGACAATATAATAAAGCAAAGAGTGATATTCAGAGAATTTCTCAGAATTATCCTATACAGGGTACAGCAGCTGATATTACTAAATATGCTTGTATATTATTTTTTAAAGAAATATTAAAACATAATTGGTGGCTAATTGTAAAGATGGTTAACGTTATTCATGATGAAATATTGATTGAATGCCCAATTTACATGGAAGATGAAGTAAAAAAAATTCTCATTGATTGCATGGAGCAAGCAGGTAAACCTTTTTGTACTATTGTGTCTTTGAAAGCTACAGCAAATAGTGGTAATCATTGGGTTCATTAATAAATAAAATAAATAAAATAAATAAAATAAATAAAATGAGTAAATTAAAAGTAGCGCAGTCTATAAAAGAATCTGGAGTTCAAATAATTGATTAGTTATGAATGTTTTAGCTCTAGATAGAAAAATCTATGATGAATGGCGTAGTGATGATAATCTATGTTTAGATACAGAAAAAGATATACTCATTACTAAGCGAGAAAGATTAGAATTAGCAAAAGAATTTATTAATTCTGAAGATTATTCGGATATTACTGATGAAGATATTGAAGAACATATTAGTGATAATTATTATGAATATCCTCAAACTTGTGAAGAGTTTTTTAGTAATATTAATGATATAGATAAAATGGAATATACTTCCAAATCAGGAGATAAGATAATATTTATAATATATAGCGATTATTAATTGTATGAAAGAAAATTTAGTGAATGATACTTGACAGAACAGAACGACAGAAATTAGGAGTTAAAAAATGGATACAAGCTGGATGTAGAGGAACTCTTCAATGGTCTACAGGAGTAGGCAAAACACGAGCTGCAATAATAGCTATAAAATCCTTTTTAACAAATAATACTGGAAAGAAAATTGTAATAGTTGTTCCGACAGAGTATTTAAAAGTGCAATGGCTTCAAGAACTCGCTAAGTTTGGAGTTTATCATGACGCAGTAGTTGAGATAATAAATTCTGCTATTAAAATATCTGCAAAGATTGATTTTTTAATACTAGATGAAGCTCATAGAATTCCATCAGATACTTTTTATTCTATATTTAAAGAAAGAAATCCTTCAATAGTTCTTGGTTTATCTGCTACATTTAGTAGATTAGATGGTAGACATGAATTATTAAGTAGATATTGTCCTATTTGTGATGTAATTACTATACAAGAAGCAATTACAAATAAATGGTTATCTCCATATAAAGAGTATAAAGTCATACTTGAACCTGGTGATATTGGTGATTATAATTTCTTTAATCAACAATTTAATGAAAGTTTTTCTTTTTTCAATTATGATTTTAATTTGGCTATGAAATGTCTAACAAACATTATTTATAGGCGAACCTATGGTAAAGCTATGGGTATGAAGGCTAGTGATGTCGATGCTATAGTATTTACTTGGAATCGGATGTTACATGCTCGAAAATCATATGTAATGGATCATCCTTTAAAGATACAAGTTACTAGAAAAATTCTTGCATGTAGATTAGATAGAAAAGCTATTACATTTTCAGCTACTATTAAACAATCTGAAAAAATTGGTTTAGGTTATGTTGTTAATTCTGGTAATACTAAGAAAAAGAATCGACTAAGTGTTGAGGAATTTTCAAAATTAAAAACTGGAGTAATACATACAGCTAAAAGTTTAGATGAAGGAGTTGATATTCCTGGTTTAAATTTAGCTATTATTTTATGTAATACTTCTTCTCAAACCCAGAAAACTCAAAGGGTAAAAATTTAAAATTGCTATATTGTAAATTTTATAATTAAATAAAATTACAAAAGACATAAAGTCTTTAAATTTTTTGTATTATCTTTGTTTTATTAATTAAAATGAAAATATTATGGAAAAGTCAAAACTTTATGTATTACAACATCCAGATACTTTAGAAATAAAATATGCTGGAATCACAATGAAATCTCTTCAAGAACGATTAGATAGACATTTATTAGATGTTAAAAATAGATCTTATAAAAGTCCTAAAAAAGTTCAATGAATTGAATCTATTATTTCTCAGAATAAATTACCTATAATTTCTTTAATAAAAGAATTTGATACTATAGATGAATGTAAAAAGGCAGAAATTGAATATATTAAAAGTTATCAAAAAATATATAACCTTGTTAATAACTCAATTGGTGGAGAATATCCTGAAATTGTAGCAGTTGATCAATATAATATATTTGGAGAGTTAGTTGGACAATATGAATCAATTTCACAAGCTGGACAGAGTTTAGGTATTAAAGATCCATCTCATATATCTTCAGTTTGTAAAAAAATAAAAGATAGTGCTTATGGTTATATATGAAGAAATAAAGATGATATATTAGGTGATATATCAAAAATAGATTCTAAAAGTATTCAATTTAATAATATAAATCAATATGATTTAGAAGGAAATTATATTCAAACATTTGAAAATTATAAACTTGCTTCAAAAGCAGTTAATGACTTATCAGAAGGTTCTAATATTGCTGGAGCTTGTAAAGGTTTACAAAGACAATGTAAAGGATTTGTTTGAAGATTAATTCCTAATTTTATTATATTGGATGAATATTTGTTAGAGAAACAGAATAGTATTATAAAAGAAAATAGATCTGGTAAAGATGGTAAAAAAGTAGAAAAATACTCCCTTGATGGGGAGTATATAGAAACTTTTAATACTATTTGCGATGCCTCTATTTCTGTTTTAAATACTATTAATGGAAGAAAAAAGATTAGTGAATGTTGTAATAATTTTAATTTAAGTTATAAAAGTTTTAGATGGCAATACTGCCCAGTAGAGAAGTAATTCTCTATTAAAAATATTCCTGAATATCGGTGAAACCTTAACGTATAGACGATGGTAATACCGAGGCATAGGTTATAATAATGTGAACACCTTCGTAAAGAATTCCTTCAATACATTATTATAGATAGCAGCCGTAGAGACTTAAATGCAGGAACATCCTTATAGGATGAAGATATAGTCCAGACCACAAAACATTAGATTGGTAATGAAAATTATAGTGGTAAGAGGAAGAATTATTAGATATGAAGAAGGAAAAGAGGCAGAAATTTTTACTCTTGTAATAAAAGGTACAAATGAAGAAGCTTGGTATAGCACCTCTACTGCAGGAAAAAATTACATTGAAATTTCATTATCAGAATTAGATGATATTCTTGCTGGTGGTGATTCTTCTAATTTAATAAGTGAAGCAGTAGAAAGTGATTTAATGTTTAGAATATAAAATAAAAAATTATGACAAAACAATTGGAGTATGAAGTATTTCCTAGTGAGGAAAGAACCATATATGTGGCTGATGAAGATGGATATGATGGAGCACATCACTATGTAGTTAAAAATAGTATAGGATTTAATAATGGAAAAGCTGAATATGTTAATGAAACAACAGATATTCAATTTGTTCAAAAGAATGAAGATGGAACTATGATTCCAGGAGTTCAATCTGAACAATTAGCTTTTATATTATTGGATCGTTGTGTTAAATTAAACACAAAATTTCCATCTAATCAAAATCTAAAGATGCTTCAAGGATTAGATATATTTCTTGATGCTTGTGAAGAACGTGTTCAAGAACGTATTAATCGTGAAGTAATGGGTCAATTAAAAAAATAGATGCAGCATTTCGAGCTTAGTTTAAGTGAAGAAATAAATATCTATATAAATAGTGGATTAACCCCAACAGAATTATTTGTTTTAAGGCTATTGTTTTTAGCAATAGATGGAGATCCTAAATATCTTATGAATTATATATCTAATGTATATAAAGGAAAGGAATTATTTAGGTCAGTATTAGAATCTTTAAAAGATAAGAAGATTATTAATTCTACTTTTAAAGTACCACAAGAAGGAGAGGTATTAAATTATAAAAATATACCTATTAATAAGATCTTTATTAAAAATTATATAAGAGAATCTCATGAAATTGGTAAAGAACTATTTGATGCATATCCACCGTTTATAAATATAAATGGTAAAATGTGTAGTATTAAAAACTTTACTAAAGCTAATTTATTTTCTCTTGAAGATTTTTGTAATTTCTATGCTAAGTCAATTAAAAATGCAGGAGTAACTCATGAAAGAGTTATGGAAGCATTAGAATTTGGTAAAGAGAATGGGTTACTTAATTATTCAATTATTGAATTTATAGCTTCTATGAAATATCAAGAGATAGAATTTATTAGAAGCAGTGGAAATATTAATGGTTATAATAACTCTGAATTATTATAATGAGTGGAGTTAAAAGACTATTACAAAATATTGAAGCTGGAAGTAAGGGTAAGAATATAGGCATAAGTACTGGATTACCAGCAATAGATAAAGTAATCTATGGTATTCAAAAAAAATATTTATATACCATTGGAGCTGATACCTCAGGAGGTAAGACCTCTATTGCATTAGATATACTTATATATAATGCTCTTAAAAATCGTAAAGAGAGAAATGTAAATATTCTTTACTATTCGTTTGAGATGGCTGAAGATGTTTTATATGCAAAATTGGCATCTCGATATATCTGGGAAGAATTTCAAGAGGTAGTTACTTTTGAAGATATTTTATCTTTAACTAAGACGATATCTAAACATCAGTTAGATCTAATTGATAAATCAACTATTTGGTTAGATGAATTGGAAACTCATTTAACTATTTATGATAAGTCTCTTAGTCCTGCTGGAATTTATGCTACCTGTAAGGAGTGGTTAAAAAGATTCGGAAGATTTGAACAAGTAGGAGAACATAAGGAAGATTATATTAATAATGATCCTGATGGATATAAAATAGTCTTAATAGATCATGTTGGATTAATTAGTGGTTCTGGAACAAAGAAGGAAAGAATTGATACAGTTGTAGATTATTTAATTTATTTTAGAAATAAATGTTCTATTAGTGGAGTTTTTATTCAGCAAATGAATAGAAATTCTAAATCTATGGACAGAAAAACTAATGGATATGAATTATATCAGTTAGATGATTTCAAAGATACTTCAGGTACTACTGATGGTTCAGAAGTAGTAATTGCTCTCTTTTATCCATATAGAGAGAAGATTGCTAGATGTGAAGGATATCCAATTCAAAATGTATTGAAAAAGAGATTTAGATTATTTCAGATTCTTAAGAATAGATATGGTCAATCAGATATTAATAAAGGTTTAGCTTTTTATGGTGAAATAGGTATGTTTTCAGAGTTACCAAGACCAGATGAAATTGGTGATTACTCTATGTATCTTGACTTAAATTGTAATAAGCTTAAAGAACCTGAGGAGTCTAAAGAATTTGATAATAATATTTTTAAGTTTTAATTATGAAAAATTGAAAACAAGGAGTTATATATAAATATACATCTCCATCTAATAAAATTTATATTGGTCAAACTTTAGATGAAAAAATTAGAAAAAGAAGACATAGAACTATAACTATAAAAAGTAGTACTAAGTTTGGGAATGCACTTAAAAAGTATGGATTTATTAATTTTAAATATGAAGTTTTATTTAGAAGTGAATGAACTGATGATATATTAAATTTACAAATTATTTTAAATAATCTAGAAATAAAATATATCAAAGAATTTAATTCATTAGAAGAAGGATATAATTTAACTTCTGGAGGAGATGGAATTAAAAGTTTTAAGCATTCTGATGAAACAAAGAAAAAAATTTCTAATACTTCATTAAATATGTCTGATGAAACTAAACTTAAAATTTCAGAGTCTTCAAAAGGAAAAGTTGTATCTCAAGAAACTAGAGATAAAATTTCTAGATCTAGTATAGGAAAAATTATGAGCGAAGAAGCTAAGATAAATATGTCTAAAGCTCAAAAAGGTAAAGTCTATACAGAACAGCAAATTCAAAAATATAAAGATTCATCAAATAAAAAATTTGTATATCAATATACTAAAAATTATGAATTAATAAATACATTTGAAAGTGCAAAAGAAGCTTCAAGAGTTTTAAATTTAGATAACTCAGCGATTAGTAAATGCTGTAGAGGTGTATTAAAATCTACAGGAGGATATATTTTTATGTATAATCCTTATATAAATAAAAAAGAAGAATAGATTAATATTTTTAATATAATTTAAATAAAAACAATAGTATGGCAGAATTAGGGGCTATAGTTGGAAGTAGTGGATCTGGTAAATCTACTTCATTAAGGAATTTGGATCCTAGTAAAACATTTATTATAAATGTTGCTGGGAAGAATTTACCAATTAGAAATTATAAGAAAAATTATAAAAGTTTAACTCAAAATTCTGAAACAAAGAAGTTTGAGGGTAATCTATATAATACAAGTAGCGTAGATAAAATTGCTCAAATATTAAAAGTTATTAATGCTACTATGCCTCATATTAGACAAGTAATTATTGATGACAGTCAATATTTAATGGCGTTTGAGGCAATGGATCGTGCCTCAGAGAAGGGGTTTGATAAATTTACTCAAATGGCTCAGCATTTTTATTCTGTATTAAAAGAAGGAATGGCAATGAGGGATGATCTAAAAGTATTTATTTTAGCTCACTCTGAGAATATGGGAGATGCTTTAAATCCAAGTTATAAGATCAAAACTCTTGGCAAAATGATCGATAATATGATCACAGTCGAAGGATTGTTCACTTATGTATTGTTTACAGATAGAAGAACGAATGATGATGGAATAACTGAATATAAATTTATCACTAATTCGGATGGAACAACTACTGCAAAGACTCCAATGGGATGTTTTGATTCATTATTAATTGATAATGATTTACAGTATGTGTTTGATAAAATTGATGAGTATAACGGATAATGAGTACAAAACAAATTAATGTAACTTTTGAGTATGATACAGAAACTGATTTAGTTAGTAATGTTCATGCTTTTGTAGATGGTGTTGAGAAGAAGAAGAAAACAACAAGAAAAATTTCTACAACAAAAGATATAATTCTTGAAGAAGAACCTATTCTCGTAAGAGAAGATAATAAACTTTTATTTAATAACAAAGCTGTTGCTGAAATGAAAATTGAAGCAGAAGATCGTATTATTATTAAATATGAAAAAATTAAAGGAGTAAGAGTTCCTATTATTGGAACAGACTTAGCCTGGAAAGAAGAAGGTGCTGGTAATAAAATTACTAAGGCCAATACTGTAGTATATAGAGGAAAATCTAATACTATTTTATCAGAATTTGGATCTAATTTCTTATTAGAGCCACATGGAGAAGGATTTTGGAAACTTGTATCCACAGACCCTTTGGCAGTAAAGCCAAAAACATATATCGAAGCTGTTGAACAGGCAGAAAATGTTGATTTAGATATCCTTACATTAGATAATAATACTACTGAGATTGATGAATTAACATTTAAATTGTAAGAACAATGAGTTTTTCTTTTGATGCAACAGCAGGTGCTTCGCAAAGTACCATAAAACCTAAATTAGCAGGTAATAACATCTATTCTGTCACATTTGACGGATCAGAGATTAAAGATATTCAGGGTGTAAAAGACCCAACACAGGTGTATAAAGTACTCATATTGAAGTTTTCTAATGAAGATGGAACATATGAACATACAATTTTTGAACCAAAAGAAGATGATGGAAAAAGAGGAGAAACTTCTTTTACCAATAGAAATGGTAACATTGAAAAAATTCCTCAACCATCTGGTATTGAAAATTTAATGTTACTTTTCAAACACGTTATTGATGCAGTAAATCCTACTATCGCAAAAGTTCTTGATTCAGGTGAGAAAAAACTTGGAGCAAAAGATTGGATTGATTTAAGAATTTTATTAGATAAAATCTATACTACCAGTAAAGGTACAACAACTAAAATTAAATTACTTAAGAAAAAAAATAATGGAGAAGCTACTTTTCCAGGATTTTTTGCAGCAGTAAACCGTGATGGTAAAGCATATATTAGAAATAATTTTATTGGTGATAAAATTGCTTTTACTGCATATGAAATGGATAGGATTAAAAATGAGGCTAATGCTACTCCTTCTAATCCTGCAAGTCTAGGATTAGATTTAGGTGGAGATATATCTTCTAATGACGATTTGGATTTAAATTTTAGCATTACAGGTCTATTATAGACTAATGTTTTAATTTAAATTTATTCTATGTTTGAATTTACCCCACAAATAACTAAAAAGTTTTTATTAGATAGGAAACCTGCTGAAGCTTATTTTGAGTTTTATTTAGGAGTCCCAGTAAAGAAAGGATTATTCTGTAGCCCATCTATTATAAGAGTTGATCATAAACCTACTTGTTCTTTTTATAAGAATAGTAAAGGTACTCTTTTATATAATGATTTTGCTGGAATATCAGGAGATTTTGTAACAATTGTTATGGAAATCTTTAAAGTTTCTTATTATAAAGCGCTAAATATTATTGCTACTGACTTTGGATATATTAAGCTCGATAATTATGTAGCTAATACTCCAAAGCTAGTATATACTGGTGCTATTTTAACTGAAACAAATAAAGCTAAAATTCAAGTAGAAGTAAAAGATTTTTCTGAAAAAGAGTTAAATTGGTGGGGATCATTCGGAATTTCATTAAACACACTTAAAAAGTTTAAAGTATTCTCAATTAAACATATATTTTTAAACAATAATTATTTTGATAGTTCAAAAGAATCTTCTCCTGTGTATGGATATTATGGAGGAATTGATTCAAATGAAAATGAACTATGGAGATTATATATGCCTACAAAAAGATCCTACCGCTTCATGAGTAATTGGAGTGGTAGGCTTTGGCATGGTAGTAAACAACTTCCAAATACAGGAACACATTGCATTCTTATAAAGTCAATGAAAGATTTAATGCTTTTATATGAACATGGTATAATAGCTATTGCTCCAACTTCTGAGAATATATTAATAACATCAGGACAGTTTGAAAAAATTGCTGAAAGATATAATAATAATATAATTGTATTTTTTGATAATGATTTAGCTGGAGTAAAAGGAGCTAAGAAATATAAGAAAACTTATAAATCTAGATGTATTTTTATAAAGAGAAAATATTCTAAAGATATATCTGATCTTTATAAGAAAGTAAGCTCAAATGTATTTTGGGGAGTTATTGATGAATTGAATGAAATCATATTAGATAAAAGTATTAGAATAACTAAACATTTTTATGTGTTTTAAATTAAATTTATGGTAAAGAAAAAAGTAGAAGATCAGCCTAACATCTGATCAGCAGAAGAAGTGGCTGACAAGCCAAAAAAGAAACGTTCTGGATCTTATAGTAAAACTAAAGGATCAAATTATGAACGTCAAATTGTTAATGAATTAAAAGAGATATCTGGTAACACTAGTCTATGTACTTCAAGAAGTGAATCTAAAAAACTTGATGATATGAAAATAGATATTGCAGATCCAGATAATGTGCTACCCTTTTATGTACAGTGTAAGAAAACTCAGAATCTACCATCAGTTAAGAAATTAAATGATGAAGTAGGTAAAAAGGATAAATCTTTAGCTATATTTTGAAATGCACAAGAATTAAAAGAAGGTAATACAAACATAACATCGCAAGGTGAGTATGTTGTAATTACAAAGAAGTTTTTCTATGATTTGTTAAAAAACATATATTAATATGGATAATATAAACTGCATCAATAGTATTAGAGACAGTATAATTATATTTCTTGACAAAGAATTTGATTGTCAAAGTAATATAATAGTAGATGAATTAGTAGAGATAATACAAATAGATGTAGATGATTTATATAAAGAAACAAATGATGATGCTTATGATGAAGGGTATGAAGATGGATATAAGTGCGGAAAACAAGTTACATGTATAGATCAATATCAAGAAGGTTATCATGATGGTATAGAAGATGAAAAACTTCGCTTAGAAAGAATTGAACAATTAGAGAGTGATTTACAAGGACAAATAAATATAAGAAATGGTGAATAAACCCAATATATTTTTGGATATTGATGATGTAATTTTTAGGTGGTTTGAAATGTATGCCGCAAGGTTTAATACTAAAATTCCAAAAAATTGGAGTGATTCAGATTTAATTCATAAACGATTAAATATTTTATCGAAGGATAAAGAATTTTGGCTCAACTTGCCCATAAAGCATATGCCAAATTTTCAACCAAAAGGTTTTGTTAGTGCAAGAGGAATACCAAAAACATGGACAAAAGAGTCTTTAAAAACTAATAATATTCCTGGAAGAAGCAATGTGAACCAAGTTCATTGGGGACAAAGTAAGATAGATGTTTTAAAATCTATGAATTGTAACATATTTGTAGATGATAAAGTAGCTACTTTTAAAGAGTGTAATAAAAATGGGATATTCTGTTTACTTATGGATTCACCACAAAATCAAGGAGTTAAAACAAAGCTTCGCATTGATAATTTAGATTATGATAATATAATGGATAAATATACAACATTATGCAAGTCTATGTAGTAACAAATGTTGAAGATGGGTGGGATTGCGTACACGGAGTATTTGTTAATCTTGATCAATTAAAAGAATTCTTTGAAGAAGTATTTGATATGAGTAATATTGATTTAGAAGATGGTTTATATAATAATTTAAATCATATTACAACTATTAATGAATTAGAAGAATTTATCCTAGATAGTTCTTTTGTTATACATGAAAAATATTTAAGTTATGAGTAGACTTGAAATAATACCCGAAACAATTCAATTACTAAAAATGGATGATGAAGTCTATTTTAGTGAAAAGTATCGAGATTATATTTCAAATTCTAAGCTTGGTTTAATTGACCTCGATGATATTGAAGGTTCTGTAGAGAAGTATTTATCTGGATTTCAAGAAGGATATAATTCTTCTTTTGAATTAGGTTCTGCTATTCATGCTAGTACATTACAAAATGATTTATTTTATATTTCTACATTTAGAAAACCAGGTGGAAAACTCGGAATATTTGTTGAAAAAGTATTAAAATATAGAAGTAGTGGACTAACAATTCAAGAATCTATTAATAAGGGATCTATTGATGCGGATTATTACTCTGGTAAATTAAGTGGAACTCGTTTAAAGACAGCTATTAAAACGGGGTATTTATATTATCACTATTTGAATAATGATGCTCAAATAGAAATGCAGCATAATGATCCAAAAACTCCTATATATTTATCTGATGTTTCTAATAAGTCTTATGTAGGAGCAATGAAAGAAATAGCTAATAATAATGAAATGTGTAAGCTATTAAATCCAACAGATTATTTAATTGGGTGTGAATCTTATAATGAGTATGCTATACTCTGTGAAGTTAATGTATTTTTAGACGATGATACAGTAATAAGATTAAAGATAAAAGGCAAACTTGATAACTTTATAATTGATCATGCTTCTGCTTTATTGATACTAAATGACTTAAAAACTACTAGTAAACCAGTTAGTTTCTTTATGGGAAATAATGTAAAAGTTATAGACGATGAGAATAAATCAGTCTGGAAATGGTTTGATGGTTCATTTCAAAAATATAGATATGCTCGTCAAATGGGTATGTATTTATGGTTGCTTCAATGTGCAATACAAAAAGAGTTTGGATTATTATACAAATCTCAAGTTAATATGATGGTTGTTGAAACTGGATCAAATTTTGCAAGCAAAGTATATCCTGTTTCAGGCAAACATATTAAAAAAGGATTAGATGAAATGAAAAAATTATTAATTTGTGTAGCAGAATGGAAGAAGAATCAATTGATACCGTAGAACAAGCAATACAATTAATAGACAAATTAGATTATATAGAGAAGCAAAAAGTTTATTCTAGATTATTTGGGTTAGGTTGTATGGGAGATGAGAGTTTAGATACTAAAATTGTACTAATATCTTTAATTGCTATAACTTGGTTTAAATTAAAAGAAAAAAATTCTAAAATAACTCCATTAGAAATTCTTATAAAAATTACAGGAGAAACTAAAGATACTATTAAAGGCCCTTCTTTTTATTATAAAGTTTTAGAGAATTTATCTATTCTCACAGAAGATTTATGTTATGGACACAAAACTGCGAGTACTTGTGGTTTAAAGTCTTCTCAAGAAATTATTACCAAAATTAAGGAAACTTTAAATACATGGACACCATTTTAAATACTATGGAAGAAACACAGCAATTTTTTATAATAGAAGCAGAGGAGGTTCCTCAACAAGTATCACAGCATGATAAAAAAGTATCATTATGGGTATCTGAACAGGAATTTATTAGACCATCAACAAATACAATAATTCACGCTAAATTAGAGCCTGGAATGTATGTTGTAGATGTTAGTCGAGAAATGGGAATATTCTGTAAAAAGATAGAAGCTTATTCAGATGAATTATTTTTATTCTCTAATTCTGTTATTATTGATTTAATTAGTGAAATAAATACTTTTTGGTCTAAAGCTAATCTATATAAAGAAAATAAATTAGTTCATAAAAGAGGAATATTATTAGAAGGTTTTCCAGGAACTGGTAAAACAAGTATTATATCATTATTATCACAAGAAATTATTGATAAAGGTGGTATTGTATTTAAAGTTACTGGTCCAAAGAATCTTTTATATTATGTTCCTTTTATTAGAGATAGTTTTAGAAAAATACAACCTGATACCCCAATTATTACAATAATAGAAGATATTGATGAGTATGATGACTATAGCTCTGAACTATTAGATTTTCTGGATGGTAAAAATCATATAAATCATCATGTTGTTATTGCAACAACAAATAATACAGAAGATATTGATGATACTTTATTAAGGCCTAGTAGAATTGATCTACGAATAGAGGTTGAACTTCCATCTAAAAAGGTTAGAACAGAGTATTTTAAATTCAAAAAAGTACCTGATGAAAAAATAAAAGAGTTAGTAAATAAATCTACAGAGTTTTCTCTAGCTGATTTAAAAGAACTCTATATTTGTGTTTTCTTATTAGATTACACTATGGATAGTGCAGTAGAAAAAATATCAGTTATTAAAGAAAAGAAGAATTATTTAGAAAAAGATTCTAAGAATATTTCTTTATCAATTTAATAAAAAATTTTAGTACTTTTATGAAATTTATTTAAATAAAAGTATTATCTTTGAATCATAAAATTAATAGATAATCCACTCACAGATAAATTATAGAAATTACAAAAAATGTAAGTGATTATGAAAATCGTAGAAGCACAAGGTTACTCAAAAGACAAAGCGTTAAAAACAACAAATCTAGATGTTGAATTAGATGATCTAAAGAATGCCACACAATCGTGGAAGAAAAAAGGTTCACCAATTAGTTCAAGAGATTTGAACAAATTTATGGCAGATTATATCAAAGATAATAAAGTAGTTGGAGCATATATCGTAGTTGATGCATCAGCAGATGACTCAAGATTACGTCCATATAGTGTTATCAATGAGGCAACTCATGGTAAAAGAAAGAAAAAAACTACTTATCAAATTAAGGAAGCTTCCTTTAAAGTTAAACACACAACTGGTGTTGATGCTGAAGGAAAAACTATTGAAATCGCCACCGCTGAGGTTTTAACACTTGGAGCAGTAGAAGGTAAGGCTGAGAAAAAAGATGCCGCAATTCGTCAAATGAAGGATCTTATTGAAGCAAACAAAAAAGATTATGTTATTGAAATCGTGAGTGAAGTAGTTGAAGGACAACGTTATGCTGCTTACGGACAATACACACCATCTAAATCTGCAAAGATGGGTAAATTTATTTTCTTCACAAGAGAATAAGCAGAAAATTCCCCAGATAAGCCAGTAGGAGAAATCTTACTGGCTTTCTTTTTTTATTTTATAAAAAAGAATAGAAATAAATAAAATTAAAAATTATTAACGGCGTAACTGCTAATAAATTAATTAGAATTGAGTGATAAAGAAATAATACATGATGCTACTATTGAAGAATCTTTTGATAATAGACAGCGTGGAGAGGAAATAAGAGATGTTTCTGGTAAAATTACTGGATATAAATTCACAATATGTGTTAGAGATGAAAAACCTTTTGAAGGTCATTTATCAAGAGATGAAATGAATACTATTTATAAATTATATTCATCCGAAGGAAGTGGTCTACAACAAAGAACTATATCTAGAGAATTTGGAGATATTTATACTTTTGGCCAGTTTAAAAAGATATTAAGAGCATTTAATATTACTAAAGCATCTGCTCCATTTGCTCCCCATATTATTGAAGAAAGAAGTGTAGAAGATCTAATTAAATTAAATTTTCAGAGCAAAGAAAATGATATTCTTAAAAAATTAGATCAAGGTAGATCTAAAGAATATGAAAATAAATATAAAGAATTAGTTAAAGAACATTATGATTTGAAACATAAATTGACTGATCTTAAGGAGTTCTTTTCTGAAGTAGAGTTTAAGATTATTCCTGTAAATTTTATACCTTTAGTACCTAAGAATAATAATACTATTATTATATATTTGTCAGATATGCATATTGGTGCAGAAGTATCTAATTATTCAATATATGAAAATAATTTTAATCTTGCTGTTGCAGAAGAAAGAATCACTGCAATAACATTTAAGATTTTTGAAATATGTGAACTTATGAATATTACTAATATTATTATTTGTAATGTAGGTGATTCTCTTGATGGTTATAATGGCCAGACAACTAGAGGAGGACATACATTACCTCAAAATATGAATAATAAAGATCAATATAAAAATTTCAATAACTTAATGATAAGTTTATTTGAAAATTTAGTTTCTAGTGGATATTTTTCTTCTATTAAATATAGATGTTCTGATGGTGGGAATCATGACGGTGATATAGGATTTATTGCAAATAGTTCTCTAGAAGCTTGTCTTGGTCGCTTATGTCCAGAAGTTGATGTGGAAATATTTGATAAATTTATGGATTATTTTACAGTAGGTAATAATTCATTTATTCTTTGTCATGGTAAAGATGCTAAAGATATGTTTAGAGGGCTTCCTTTAACTATCAACGACAAAGTTGAAAATCAAATAACTGAGTTTGTGCAATATAATAATATACCTGGAACAATTCATTTTATTAAAGGTGATTTACATCAAACTGCTACTACCTATGGTAAAAGAGTAAGATATAAATCTGTAGGATCATTCTTTGGATCTTCTCAATGGATTCACCTGAATTTCGGAAACACACTTGCATGTGTAGACTATGATATTATAATTAATAATACTGACATCTTTGAAGGTAGATTAATATTAAACAAAAAAGAATAAAATGAGTAATATTAAATACATTTTAATAAAAGCAGATACTAATGATGCTGATTTTATTACTAAAAGTAGTGTAATTACTGATGAGGAAATAGAGAAAATTAGACCATTAGTTAAAGCAATATCTGAATTTAAACCATATACTAAATCTTATGGAGGAATTAATTATATTCATCACAATAATTATCCTTCAGGAGAGTGTTGTAGAGAATATTTAGGAGAAAAACCATATGATGAACTATATGGACATATAGATGGACTTGATTTATTCGATTGTTTTGTACCATATGATGAATATGGAATTCACACAATTGAATCAGTTGAGATAGTTACATTTAATGAATCATTACTTAATTAAGTAAAAAATGAGTGGAGATACAATCACACTTGCAGAACTATTAAAAGGTAAAAGTACAATAATAAGAAACAAAGAATACTTTGCTACAAAATCTTATGTTGAGCCTTTTATAGATAGAATGTCAAAGATTACGAACGACTTTAGGATACAAACTAAGTTGCCGGAACAAATGACAATGACAAAAGATATGGAAGACACTACTTATAATAGAGTATTAATACAAGCTGTATTACCTCCAGAGCATACTATTGATGCTCATGATGAAGTGATAGGTTTTCTCTATGGTATAGATGTTAAGAAACCTGTTGTTAAGATTTATAGAGGTTACTTAAATAGTGCCTGTACAAACTTATGTGTATTTAATCCAAAGTGGTTAAATGTACAAGAATTGATTCCTGGAGAGCCAATTAATTTTAATCCTATCAAAGAGTTGATGGAGTATCAAAATGATTTCGCTATAATGAATCAAAAACTTAAAGATACTTACCTTGACCGTAATATGCGTAAGCAATATTTAGGAGAATGGGTAGATTATTCTTTAAGAGAATCACAGGATTATGGATTTGGTAAAGTAAAAATTGCAGTAAGTACTCCAATTGATGCTTATAAAGAATTATTTATTAATGCAGATAGTGAGTATTATATTCCAGAAGGAGTTGATCCTACATTATTTGATGTTTATAATAGCTTTACTCAGTTGATTACTGATGACAAGAAAGATCTTATGAATAAATTTGAAAAAACAATGATTATTAATCGTTTATTAAATGTATATAAATAATGGAATTAAAATATAAACATACTTATACTATAGATATTTCTAGAAAAGAAGTTAAGGAAGGATTACTTAATATTAATCCTACTTTATTTAAAGAATTTATTGTTGTTGATGGTCGTAGTATAGAATCAAGTGAAGACTTAGAAGAAGTATTTATGGATTTTATCTGGGAAAATTATTATGGAGAAACACTTTTTGATTTAAATCCTGGTGAAAGACAAGATGATATAAATACTGATTCTCTTAAAATATTAAACTTAAAAGAATTTATTTCAGAATTTATTTCAGAATTTGTTAAAGTACTTACTTGTTGTGATAAAAACGCTAAATATCTTAATGGATGTAAGTTCTGTCCTGATTGTGGTAAAGAAATAATTCGATAATGAGTAAGTTTGCAGTTGGTCATATAGACTATTTTAATAATAATCTTATAATTGAGATTATTAAAGCTGAAAATTGGAAAGATGCTTTATTTAAACATAGTAAATTAATATCTGAAAATTGGGATCAATCTTGGTTTGGAGAAACTTTAGAAGAAGCAAAGAATAAAGCATTTGATTGTGATATGATGATTGATGTAATTGAAATATGAGAAAAATAGAAGGTTATTTTTATATTAATTCTGGGTATGTTAACTCTACAAAAAGTCAAGAATTTGAATATGAATTTGATGATTCTGATCCAGAAGAAATTATAGAAGCTGTTTTAGAAGATGGTTTTAATGATTTTATGTCTAATGTAGATTCAGGTTGGGTAATAAAAAATGATACTAAAGATAATGAAAACACTAAAAGTACTTTATAATAAAGATACTGATTTCATTTTAAATATAGCTAATAAATTTAAAGATAAGGTTTATCTTGAAACTTATGATGCTAACAATTATAACCAAAGAGGTAAGGTTCGAGTTCTACAAGAAGATTATGGAACAAAGAATCTTCCTCTAGTTATCTTTGAAGATGAAAATCTACATAGTATTGCGGCTATTTGGTCAGAAAATAACCCAGATTGGGAAAAAGAGATTGATAATAAAATAAAAAAATTAATATAGTGAAAGTAGCAATAATAAATGAGTCACTAAATCCACTTCCAAAATATGCAAGGAGTGGTGATGCTGGAATAGATTTACAAGCAGATTTTTCAAAAGTATTGGATAATAAATATTTTGACTTTGCAGATTTTGATAATGAAAGAAAAGTATTAATGATATTTCCAGGTGGAAGAGCATTAATTCCTACTAATTTGTATACAGCTATCCCTGAAGGATACGAAATTCAAATTAGACCTAGAAGTGGATTAGCATTAAAACAAGGAGTGACAGTATTGAATACCCCTGGTACTGTGGATTCTCAATATCGTGGAAATTGGGGTGTTATTCTTATTAATTTAAGTGACAATGTATTTGAGGTAGTTCAAGGTGATAGAATTGCTCAAGCAGTTCTTCATAAATTTGAAACTATTGAATGGGATGAAGTAGAAAATTTAAAAGAATCTGATAGAGGTACTACAGGTTTTGGAGACTCAGGGGTAAACTAATGGAATTACTTAAAGCTAAAGTAAAAGGAGCTATGGTAATACATTTCGATGAAGAAATATATGTTACCGAAGAAGAGTATGGTTTACTTGAAGATTCCTTTGAATTTGATGATTTATTTGGTATATTATCAAAAAAGATAGACATAAAAAACTTAGAGCCAGATTATCTTGATTTAGAATGGCTTGAATTAATTGAAGAATAAATGACAAATCTACAAATATTACTTTCAGTAATTGATATTGAAGGTGAAGAAAAAGAACAAGCAATATTAGATTATTTTACAAATCAAGATGCTAGACAATTTGAAATAGATGGATGTATTTATGTTCTTTTAGATGAACATGAGATTGATGATCTATTATATGAGCAATATGAGAATGATTTTGTTGATTTTTCAATTCATATGGAAAGATTTAGAGGATATAATTATTCTAATTTAGTTGATAAATATCAAGATGATATTATTAATGATCGAGTAAAAGAAGCTGATTATGAAACAGATCTTAAAGGATATGAGTTTGTTACACAAGTAGATAGACAATATATATTTATTAAAGACGAGGATTAGTGAATGTTATTAATGAAACTGTTTTAGTTACAAGAAATGCTAGAGATAAAATTCAAGTAGCAAGATTTGTTCTAGAACAAGAAGGAAATACTTATACAATTAAAAGATATACTGGGCAGTTTGGTGGTAAAGTTACTGAACAACCAGATAAAGTAATAGAACGAGGAAAGGCAAAAAGATCTGTATTACTACAAGCAGAACTTGAATATAACTCTTTGATTAAAAAGACATTAGATAAAGGTTATAAGAGATTAATTGATTTAACTAAAACTAATTTTACTAGTATTACAGCTAAAGAACTCAACGAGATTGTTCCTACTCTCAAAACTGATCAGTCTGGTAATATTAAACCCCAGTTAGCTAAATCTTCTAATGATTGTACTATAAATGTCTTTGAAAAACCTATGTTTTGTAGTAGAAAAATAGACGGTAGACATTAAAAGTTATGCCGTCTCTAAATCCTGTTAATTCGGGGAACTCTGAAATGAGAATCCCGAGCTAAGGTACATAGTAATATGTATAATTGTGTAGAGACTAGGAGTGAATCCTTAAATATTTAGGATAATAAACTCTCCCATGAACACAGGACATTTTTTATAATTTTACTTTGATGGTGTAAAATGTTTTCGTATATTTGTATTTAATTTAAAATATATGAAAAAATGTTGTAATTGTGGAAAAGAAAAAGAACTTGAGGAATTTGTAAAAGATAATCGTAGAAGAGATGGTTATTCAACTTTATGTAAAGAATGTAAAAGAGAAAGAGATAAAATTAGGTATTATGAGAAAAAGAATGAAGATGAATTTCATTCTAAAAAACTTGAACATAATAGAAAATATAAAGAAAAACATAAAGAAGAAATTTTACAAAAAGCATATGAGTATAATTCTAGACCAGAAGTAATAGAAAGAAAAGCTAACTGATATCAATTTAAACAAAGTACTAAAACTTTAGAACAAAAAGTTAATGATATGTTTAGAGGAGCTAAAAGTAGAGCTTTAGAAAAAGAAATTCCATTTTCTATAGAAGAAAATGATATAATTCCATTAGAATATTGTTCAATATTAGGAATAAAATTAAATTGAGAAGGAGGTCCTAGACAAAAAGATACTCCATCTCTTGATAAAATTATTCCAGAAAAAGGATATATTAAAGGAAATATTTGTGTAGTTTCTTTTTTAGCTAATATTATGAAAAGTGATGCGACCATAGAAGAATTAATTATGTTTTCTAATAATATAGTTAATTATATGAAAAATGAAGAGATAGTCCGAACTATAGAGAATGAAGAATCTATAGAACTAGAGAATAAAGAGTCTCTAGGATAACAAATTGGTAAGGTGTTTAATGAAGTGGGATTCTGATAGAGAAGAAGTAATTGCTATAAGTAGAGGCGGCGAAGATTATAATGTTGCTACTACACATATAAGAGAAGATCAAATGGTTGTTGATTATTTAAAGAATAATCCTAAGACTATATTTGATGGAGAACTATATATACATGGATGGCATTTACAAAAAATATCTGGAATTTGTAGAACTAAAACTCTGAAGGAAGAATGTAATCGTATTCAATATTGGATATATGATATAGCTGATCCTGAATTAACATTTAATAGACGACTTGATACTTTAACAGATATTGGTTTATATTTTGAAAATGATAAAAATTCTCCAATAGTAATGGTAGAACATATACTATTAACAGGATGGAATAACATCAAGAAATATCATGATAAATTTGTTGCTGAAGGATTTGAAGGTTTAGTTGCTAGAAAATCTGATAAAATGTATCAACCCGGAAAGAGAAATTCTGACTGGATTAAAGTAAAAGATTATCTAGAAGATACTTTTAAAATAATTGGATATGAGAATGGTGTAAGACCAGAAGATTTCTGCTTCATTATGCAGGCTAAAAACGGCAAGTCTTTTAAGGCTAAACCTATTGGTACACGTGAAGATAAAGAGCTTTATATGGAAGAAATGGACTCTATTATTGGACAACAAGGAGAGGTTAAATACTTCGCTTTGAGTACAGATGGTATTCCAACTCAACCTATATTTAAAGCTGTTAGGTATGATATTGAAAAATAATTATGGAAAAGAATTGGTATTTAAGTAAAATATTATATGAATTTGATCAAGAAGGGAATACTGATGGTACTACTGATAAATATGAAAAAATGAGTATTGAAGTTCAAGGATTTAATTCTATTGAAGAAGAAGGGGGTTATCATGTACTTAGAACGAGTACAGGATGGAGTTTTAATGATTCAAAAGAACTAATAGATATATTAGAAGTAGTAAGAAAAGGAGTTTCATCAGATGCTCCTCCAGGATTCTTAGAAAAAGATTCAGATCTTTTACCGGATTAATGGAAAAGATTAATGTAAAAATTGATCCATCAATTTGTCCTAAGTGCTTAGGTACTGGGAAGGTTGATGGACAAATTTGTGATATATGTTGGGGTAAAGATGCCTCACCAGGAAGTAGAAATAATGGAAGAAGAAAGAAAATTTATGAACTATCAAATAGGAGAAAAAGTAAATAAGTGAACTATTTTAGATTTACATAAAAATAAATGAAGTAAAAAATCAGCTTTATGTGAATGTGAGTGTGGAAATACTTCTGAAATAGAACTATCTAGATTAAAAAATAATAAACAATGTAGAGATTGTTATAATAAAGAAAGAAAAGATAATTCTATAATAGACATAGTAGAATACAAAAAGTATTGAAACATTAATAATAAATATGGAATAGATAAAGTTGTTTATGATAAAATGTTATATGATTGTAATAGAAAATGTAATATTTGTGATAAAATTATGGAAACTAATACTTCGACACAAGGTCAAGGAATTAATACTGTTTGTATAGATCATGATCACAATACAGATAAAATTAGAGGATTACTTTGCTCTGCTTGTAATAAAGGTCTTGGTCATTTTAATGATGATATTGAAATCTTAAAAAAAGCTATAGAGTATTTAAATAATTATAATGAGAAATTTAGCAACAATTCAGAAGATAGATAGTATTAAATCTATTAATGGTGCAGATAATATAGAATGTGTTACAGTTCTTGGATGGGAAGTTGTAACAAAAAAAGGAGAATTTAAAGTAAATGATCTAATTATATTCATAGAAATAGATTCTGTAGTTCCAGATAAACCTGAATTTGAATTTCTTAGAGTTAGAAAATTCAGAGTAAGAACTATTAAGTTAAAGAAGCAAGTATCTCAAGGTTTAGTTGTTCCTGTAACAATGCTAAAAGATAATCCTAAATTTTGGACAGGTCCAATAGGATTTTTTGGTAAAGTAGGTGATGATGTTACTGAAGCTTTAGGTATTGAAAAGTATTTAACTCCATCTGAACAAGATGAAGAATATCAACTTCAACAAGCAGTTAAACTTGAAAAGAGTATATTTAAGAAGTTCTTAATGCGTTTTGCTTGGTATAGAAGATATATCAATAGAAATAAAATAAAAGGAACTTTTCCTTCTTGGATATCTAAGACTGATGAAGAACGTATACAAAATATGCCTAGAGTATTAGAGGACTTTAAGAATAAAGTAGTATATGTAACAGAAAAAGTTGATTATCAATCAGTTACTTTTACTGGTAGAATGATTCCTAAGTATAAAATATTAGGTAAGTATTCTCCTAAAAAGTATCAATTTATTGTATGTAGTAGAAATGGAATAAATAATGATAAAAATTCATTATATTGGAAGATAGCTACTAAATATAATATTGAAAGTATTTTAAAGTATAATCCTACTCTTACAATACAAGGAGAACAAGGATCTACTAATGTTCAAGGTAATAAATATGGAATATCTGAACCAACTCTTTGGGTATTTAATATTATTGATCATGAAACTAAACATCAGTTTAATTATGCAGAATTATTAAATTTTTGTATGAAATGGGGATTAACTACTGTTCCTTTTATTGAATACTATAAATTATCTGAACTTGGTTCTACTGTCACAGAGTTAGTAGAATATTCTAAGGGATTTTCTAAAATTAATCCTAAAGTTAAAAGAGAGGGTGTTGTAGTTAGAGGATTTGAAAATGATAAGAAATTATTTTCATTTAAAGTAATCAACCCTGATTTCTTATTACAATATGAAAATTAAAAATAGAATAATGTATACTGATTCAGATTATAATTGTCCATATTGTGGATGGATTATAATGATCCAAATTTAAAAACTATAGAATGGACTGAGAATCTAAGAAAAATTTATATGAAAAAAATAGAAGCAAAAATAATTGCTGATTCAATTAATAAACAAGGAAATAGAATTACTACAATGATTCTTACATTTCCTAGATTTATATTAGCTGAGTTAAATACACATCGAATGTTTTCAAAGAACTCTGCTAGTAGTAGAGCTATTCCTTTCAAGAAAATGATTAAAATGTGTGAAGAAGACCCATTTATTCCAATAGCTTGGCAATCTCATCATTCAGGAATGCAAGGTAATGAATATATTACCAATCCTAAAAAGATTGAACATGCTAAAGATTCATGGATATCTGCAAGTAAACAAGCTATATTAATGGCTAAAATACTTGATAATTGTGAGATTACAAAACAACTTTGTAATAGATTATTAGAACCATTTATGTGGCATACTGTTCTTTTAACTGCCACTGAATTTGATAATTTCTTTAATCTTAGATGTCCTAAGTATTGTGATAAAGTATATACTTATAATAGTAAAAAAGATTATATTAAAGATAATGATCTTAATTCTATTAATGATGTATCTACTGATTATTGGAGGCAGATTAATAAATCAGGAGCAGAAATTCATATGCAAGCACTTGCAGAGTCAATGTGGGATGTTATGAATGAATCTACTCCTAAATTATTACAACCTGGGGAATGGCATGCACCTTATCAAGATAAAATTGATTTACAAGAATTAGGTAAAATAACAGACAGTTATAATTTTACTTCTAAAAAAAATATAGAAGCAAGATTAAAAATTTGTTCTTCTAGATGTGCAAGACTCTCTTATATGACTCAAGATGGAGCTATTGATTATCAAAAAGACCTTGAATTATATGATAGATTAGCTAGTTCAGGACACGCAAGTCCAATGGAACACATTTGTCGTGTATTAACAGACTATGAATATAATAATTTAGGACGTAGTGTACGAAATACAGATGGTACTTTTTCTTTTCAAAAAGGTTGGGTTGATAATTTTAAAGGATTCATCTCTTATAGAAGAATTTTAAATTTTTCATAGTTTTATAAATTTCAATTATATTATTTTATATCTTTGTAGTATTACATTAACATTAAATAATTATGATTGGAATTTACAGAATTGAAAACATAACAAATGGAGATTATTATGTAGGTAGCTCAAAAAAACTAAACAAAAGAAAAAATAGACATTTTAAAGATTTAAATAATCAAATTCATCATTCTATTATATTACAGAGAGCATATAATAAATATGGAAGAGAATCTTTTAATTTTATTATAGTAGAAGAATGTCTATTAGAAGAACTTCTAGAAAAAGAACAGTATTGAATTGATACATTATCTCCTAAATATAATATTGCTAAAATTGCAGGAAGTAATTTAGGAGCTATACAATCTAATGAAGCTAATCAAAAAAGAAGAGACTGAGCTTTGGAAAATAATATAAAACCTCCAGAATCTACATGAAAAGATAAACAGGAATCTGTTCTAATGTTAGATTATTCAACATTAGAAATCTTAAATAGTTTTAAATCAATTTCAGAAGCATGTAGATTTATAGGAAAAGATTGTACATTTGTTTCAACAATTTCTAGTTGTTGTAAAAATAAAAGATATTCTGCTTTTGGATATAGGTGAGTCTTTAAAGAAGAGGATATTGTTAATTTAAGAACTAAAAAAGAAGTAATTCCTTGAAATAAAGGAAAGAAAGTAGATAATCATAAAGCAAAAAAAGTTTATCAATATTCATTAAACAATGAATTTATTAAAGAATGAGATTCTGTAAAAAAGGCGGAAGAAAGTATTGGTAAAAAAGGCATTAGTAATTGTGCTTTAGGAAAAAGTAAAACTTCAAATGGATTTATTTGAAGTTATGAATTAAAATAACAACGTTATTTAATGGAAAATAAATAAACAAACAAAATGTCAAAGAGATTTTTAATACATGTATACACAAACTGGTGTGGTGAAGATAATGATTTTTCAGCAATAGTAAAAGATGAATCTGAACTAGATTCTATAGCTCAAGAAGCAGCATATAATAATTTTAGTGATTTTAACGGAATTGAAGGCATTCTAGAGGAAATGTTCCCTAGTGAAGAAGATTATACTGATGAACAGAGAGATGAAGCTGCTGAATTTGAAGGTGATTATTATAGCTATAATATTGAGGAATGGGATGAATCAAGAAATGAGGAAGAATGGGCTTGGTATGAATTAATTTATGATTGCACAAAGAATGAATAATTTAATTGGTATCTCAGGTAAAGCAAATGCTGGTAAAGATTTAGTTGGACAAATAATTCAATATCTTACTTCCGGATATTCAGATATAACAAAAGATTTTTATTATTCTTTTGATGAATATTTAAGAATACAAAATACAATATCTTATATTCCAAATAAATATGAAATAAAGAAATTTGCTGATAAACTAAAAGATATGGTTTGTATGCTTCTTAATTGTACTAGAGAGTTACTTGAAGATAGAAATTTTAAAGAAGCAGAATTAGGTTCTGAATGGGATAAAAAATTAGAATATACTGATTTTTATTCTGATAGACCTATAGAGAAAATGACTCCAAGAAAGTTATTACAATTGTTAGGAACTGAATGTGGTCGTAAGATTATTCATCCAAACATTTGGGTTAACTCATTAATGGCTGATTATATTCCTTATATGTCTGGTTATTCTGATAGAATGACTAAAGAAGATATGAAAGAATTATATCCTAAATGGATCATTACTGATGTTAGATTTCCTAACGAGGCTAATATAATTAAGAGTAAAGGAGGATTATTAATTAGAGTTAATAGACCATGTTCTGTTTGTCATCAAGTTAATTATCATAAAATGGATTGTGGGAATGATTCAAGACATGAATCTGAAACAGGACTTGATAATTACAAAAATTTTGATAAAGTTATATATAATGGTGGAACTATTGAAGATTTAATTAATTCTATAAAATCTTTTTTAAATGAAAGAGGAATTAGATAAAAAATTAGTAGAAAAATATCCTAAAATATTTGCAGATCGTCATAAGTCTAAAATGGAAACTGCAATGTATTGGGGATTTGAATGTAATGATGGTTGGTATGATTTAATTGACAACTTATGTGAAAGTATTCAAAATTATATTGATTCTAATGATATTCCACAATTTGTAGCTTCTCAAGTAAAAGAGAAATTTGGTGGTCTTAGATTTTATGGTGATGGAGGTGATAATTATATTGATGGAATGATCTCTTTTGCTGAAGATTTATCATATAAAACCTGTGAAAAGTGTGGTTCTATAGAAGATGTAAGTCAAACTAAAAATGGTTGGATTACTTCTTTATGTAGGCCTTGTATGAATGAGCTTGAGTATCAACAAGAAGAAATTCATAAAGAAAGAGAATTAGAAAATGATAAAAAATAAAACAATAGCTTTAATAGCTCATGATTCTAGAAAAGCTGATATGATAGAATGGGTAGAGCATAATGCTTCTACTCTTCTATTTAATGATTTAATTTGTACTGGAACAACTGGTAATTTGATTGAAAGTGTATTAGGTATTTTTACAGGTGAAGCAGAACCTGATATACCTATAATAAAGAAAAAATCTGGACCTCTTGGTGGAGATGCCCAAATTGCAGCAATGGTTGTTGAAGGATTAATTGATATGTGTGTATTTCTTATTGATGATTTAACTGCAAATCCTCACGAAGCTGATATACAAATGCTACTTAGACAATGTAGAATACATAATGTTCCTGTAGCTTGTAATAGAGCTTCCGCTGATTTTATGATTACTTCTGATTTATGGGGAACTAATTATAAAGCTACTGAACCTAAGTATATACAATTTAATAGATAATGCATATTATAACAAGTGTTTATGATGATAATGATGTATTACAAAATGTTTATGACGAATATTATTGTAATAAATGTGAGATGAGAGTTAATTCTAACTATGATTTAGAACATTATATAAGATATGTATTAGTTATAAATCCAGATAAATTCTCAACTTTAGATAATAATGTTAAAGTTGGTACAGTTAAAGGAGTTTGTTGTAAAAATTGTATATCTAAAATGAAAAATGAAAATAAAAATTAGTATTAAAGTAACAGAGCGTGATATAGAAGATATTCTTATTACTGCTTTTGAAGGTGGTATAGATTATTGGTGTGATTATATTACAAATCTGAAAGGAGAAGCAATTCATCCAATAAATGCTATTGCTTTTATTAAAGAAGGTATTCCTGTAAGATTACATGAAATTGAAGATGATGAACCAGATGAACCAGATGAACTAGATAATACACATTTATTAAGTCTTAAACTTATTAAAAAAGGTTTAAAAAAATTTGTTAAACATCATCCTTCAGTTCTAGATGGTAGAGAGCTTGATACTGGAAATATTGATGCAGAATATGCAGATCAGATAATTCAACTTTCTATATTCAAAAAATTAGTTTTTGGATAATCTTTGAAAATATAAGAAATTTTTGATTTTAAGACTGCTTTTAGACGATTTCTTATACTCTATTATACTAAGTGAATTAGTTATATGTTGAAAAATAAAAAGCTGTTATAACCTATAAAAATAAAAAATATGAAAATATTAGTTATACCCGATCTTCATGGAAAAGATATTTGGAAAGAATTAGTGGGAATACCATATGATTTATGTGTGTTTTTAGGCGATTATTGTGATTCTTTTGATCATAGTAATGAGCAAATAATTAATAATCTTTTAGATATAATACAGTATAAAAAAGATAATCTTGATAAAGTTATACTTTTGATTGGAAATCATGAACTTCCTTATATATATTTAGGAGATAATAGATATCATTGTTCTGGACATAGACCTGAAATAGCTTTTACTTTAAATGATATTTTTAAAAATAATCTAGAATTATTTCAAAATGCTTTTCAAGTATATAATTATATATTTACTCATGCAGGAATACAAAATCATTGGTTTACTAAAGTATTTAAAGGAGATCCTAATAAAAATATTGCAGATCAATTGAATAATCCTAAAAATAGAGAACAATTTGAAACTCTTCATCATATAGGATATAGAAGATGGGGACAACATAGTGTAGGAGGAATTTTCTGGTGTGATAAAAATGAATTACTTAAACCTTTAAAAGGCTTTATACAAGTAGTAGGTCATACAGTAAGAAAAGATATTCTTAAACAAGAGAACAAAAATAGTACTGTATGGTTTTGCGACTGCTTAGATCATATTAAAGAACCTATAATAATTTATACATAATGACAAAGCTTTTATATTATTATGCTAATTGGAACTCACAATGTAAAGCAATGACTCCAATTTTGAATGAACTACAAGAAGAATTTCCTACAATTAAAATTATTCGAATAAATAACGAAGCAGTTGATAAAAAAATTACATCTGCTGTTCCTCTTATTATAATTGAAGAAGATGAAAAAGAAGTACTTAAGTTGTTGGGTTTTAAGACTAAGAACAGCTTATCAAAAATTATCAAAGAATATGTATAAAAATATAGTTATTCAGTTAATTAAAAATAAATCTGTTTCAGAAGAAAATATAAACGAATTTATTGTTGAGTACTCAAAGATAAAAAAGAATCGTGATATTACTGGTGAAGAATTAACTAGTATCAAAGAACTTATAAAAATGAGGATATTTAATTTAGAGTATGCAGCACGAGAAGCTGCTCGTGATTTAAAATTAAATATTACTTGTGTTTATGATAAAAAAGGAAATTTATTACATACAGACGTAGAGGAATAAAATAAGGGGACAATCATGGCATTACGCTGTGGTTGTCCCCTATTTTTTTTTATTTTATTTT